CGTAAAGAAACAAAACAGGAGTAAATAATGATGGCAGCAACAAAAGCATTCGTCGACACATGGCTAGAAAAACTCACATCCCGCAAGCTTATGGTATGGGCGACAGCAACAGGCCTTACGCTTACAGGACATGTTACCAGCGAAGACTGGGTAATTATTTCAGCAATCTATATTGGAGGCCAAACAATTATTGATGGCATCGCTAGATTGCGGGGGCACAATGCTTAAGAAGAAAGCGATAGAGTTTGCTTTAAAGAACTGGAAAGCAATACTGATCGTGTTGCTTCTTCTGACTGTGGTGTTGAAGACACGATATGATTATCATTTGATGGAAGACGCGTATCAGACACGCATAGATTCCACCGAAGCGCAAATCGAAGGATTAAAAGATATCCATGAACAAGAGATGTACGAAAAGCAATTGCTTATGGAGAGCTATCTTGATAGGCTCGCTTCAATAGAGGCGGACTATGAGGCTAGTCTTCGAGACTTGGATGAAGAAAGAGAAAGAAAGACAAGAGAATACGGCAGAAAGTTCAGCGAAGATAAAGAAGGACTAATTACTGATATAGAGACCACCCTTGGACTGAAATATGTTTCTCCTTAGTTTGTTATTTGCGCTCACCTTAACGGCAAACGCCGANCCGGCGCAGTTTACCATTTTAGGATACAAGCAATGCGCGCCATTCGAAGGTGTCCTGNTTAGCAAGCAAGCCATGGCCGAAGTACTATCAGGATATGATCGCTTTCTCCCAGCATGTGACATTCGAGTTCGATATGAATTAGACAAACAGAAAGAACAACATCGTTTAGAATTAGAGACCCTGAATATAGAACAGAAAGCACGCACGGAAGAATACGACTTATTTATCAAACACAAAGACAGAGAGATTGAAGCGCTAGTTAAATCACTAAAAAAGACTTCCCCGCGCAATAAGACGTGGTGGTTTATCGGTGGTGTAGTGGCCGGCTCCGCGGCCACATATGGAGCTTATAAAGTATTCAATGAAAGATAAAGATTTAAATTATGTTGCCGCCGTTGAAAAAGCTATATCAGAAAAGTATGGCGCCGAAACAATTGCTAACCCAAAAGCAAACTGGGATGAGGAAAAAGAGAAAGAGTACCTCTCACAGATGCGAGAGTTTTATAAGAAAACTAAGAAAAACGAAGAGTGGCAAGAGAAAATTGATATAAATGGCATAAAGGTTACAAAAAAACTATTTAATAGAGAATCTTTGAGACATTGTTCAGTCTGCGGATCTTTTCCAAAGAAATCAATGGATGATGTTTGCCTTACAAAATTTGAATGCTGTAGTTCCTGCTATGACAGATATATTTTTGGCAGAGAAGAAAGATGGTTAAAAGGATGGAGACCCGATAATGGCTAAGAAAAAAGAAACATCGTCAGTGTATGAAATTATTCAAGGACTTTCACAGGCTGCAGCCAATGCATATGATGGCGCGCTGACGGAAGATGGAGAACCGATTAAAGCCGGCCTTCAAAGAGAAGAGGGGGACCCCATTCTCGATAAGCGCATTTTAGATGGATTTGGTGTTGTGTTTTATGGCAATATGATGTGTCTCAGTTATCATTCAGAAGTTCAACTTAAAGAAGTGCATGCCAACGGTTTTGAAAACGACGTTGAACAAACTTTGGGAGAGGTCATAAGCTGGCTTAAGAAAGAATACCGCAAAGTTACAGGTAAGTCAGTTACTCTCACCGAAGAGGGCGAGACAGATATGCGTGTCGAGAGCACTTCTCGTGTGCGCTCGTGGGTTACGGCCAAAAAGCACTATAAGATTGGCGGCCTCTCTGAAGAAATGAATAATGCCGAGGGGTCTAGGGCCCCCCTTGAGCGCAACTGGAAAAGCTTCCTCGATCAAGGAGGATGGCAAGGCAAGCGCCCCAAGAATGACACACGTCCGAAGAATGGCGGAGACTAAAATCAAATGGACATTTCTCGCGACGATCTTTATCGTATTATTTTAGAAGAATATCTGAAAGAAGAAGGCATTGCAGAGTCAAAGGCTGCGCTGGATCTGTTGCGGAAGATAAAAGGTGATCCAGACTATGATCCTCGCGTGGACCCCGGCGCCCCCTCATACGATCCCGACTTTAAAGGAGGCGATGAAACTGTTGCTGNCGAACCCNCGCCGGCCGACGAAACCTATCCTATGGAAAAACCATTCCGCGCCGAAATGAGTCAAGATGAACTTGTTGTTACAATTGGGGAATTGATTCAGGGAAAGGGCCCCGAAGAAGTATCAGAGATATTTGAACTGGTTTTTGAAAAGCTTCCCGGCGTCGAGATAGGAGAACCAGAAGAGGAAGAGCCCGAAGGGCTTTACACTCCCGGCGCCGAAGGGCGCCCAGTCGCAGGCTTCCAGTTGGAGGAACTAATGTCTCTAATTAAAGAAGTACTCGGAGAAGGTCACTACCGCGATATGGGCGGCCCGGAGGAACTCTATAGTGTGCTTGATCCCGAAGGCATCGAACAAAAGTCAGACTATGAATTGATTCAGATGATGCGCACCGATGGCATGGAAGATATGATCGTTTTAGATGGAGAAGGCAATCTCGCCAACAAGGATGAAGTTATTGCTGCGCTGAAAGATGTATGAGTTTTCAATTAGACAAAAAGCAAAGAGTCAAAGAGATCTTAAAGTGCGGTAAGGATCCATCTTATTTTCTTAACACGTATGCCCGTATATCACACCCGATGCACGGGCTGATTCTTTTTGATACGTATGATTTTCAGGACGACCTTCTCAAAGAGTTTAACGACTATCGTTTTAATGTAATTCTCAAAGCGCGCCAACTCGGCATATCAACTATTACCGCCGGCTATATTGTGTGGATGATGCTATTCCATCGTGATAAGGCCATTCTTGTCATGGCAACAAAGTTTGCCACAGCCGGGAACCTCGTCAAGAAAGTAAAAAGCGTCATGCGAAATCTCCCCGACTGGCTCAAAATATCAACTATTGACGTAGACAACAGAACATCTTTTGAGCTTTCAAATGGCTCATCTATTAAAGCTGCCTCTACCTCCGGAGATGCCGGTCGTTCTGAGGCGTTGTCTCTCTTGGTCCTCGACGAGGCTGCTCACATCGAGAACCTCGACGAACTTTGGACCGGTCTGTATCCCACACTATCAACAGGTGGTCGATGTATAGCGCTGTCTACGCCCAACGGTGTCGGCAACTGGTTTCATAAGACGTGCGCAGACGCCGAAGATGGTTCCAACAACTTTAACTTAACGACATTACCTTGGGATGTTCACCCTGACCGCGACGAAGAGTGGTATAAGAAAGAAACCAAGAACATGTCCAAGCGCCAAATTGCGCAGGAGCTTAAATGCAACTTTAATACATCTGGCGAGACTGTTATCGATCCAGACGACATGGAATGGCTTTTGGCCAGCACAAGAGAACCAAAGCATCGAACAGGATTTGATAGAAACTTTTGGATTTGGGAAGAGTTTGATCCGACATGTAATTATTTATTGGTTGCAGATGTGGCCAGAGGCGACGGCGCCGATAACTCTGCGTTCCACGTTATAAAACTTGAAACACTGGAATGCGTCGGAGAATATCAGGGAAAACCGACGCTTGATATGTATGCCAACCTGCTTAATCAGGCTGGAAGAGAGTTTGGAAACGCTATGCTGGTGGTCGAGAACAACAACATTGGTTATTCTGTATTGGAAAAACTTATTGATTTTCAATATCCAAATGTTTATCACTCTATTAAGTCCACACACGAATACATCGAACAATATCAAGCTGAGAACGTCACCAGCGCCGTGCCTGGTTTTACAACGTCAATGAAAACCCGGCCGCTTATCGTAGCGAAATTAGAAGAGTTTATCAGAAATAAACTAATTAGAGTATATTCATCTCGCACCGTCAATGAAATGAAAACATTTATTTGGAGGAATGGAAAACCCCAAGCTATGAAAAGTTATAATGATGATTTAATTATGGCTCTTGCAATTGCCTGTTGGGTTAGAGACACGGCCCTTCAAGCAAATGCAAGAGATTTAAATTATCAAAAAGCTTTTGTAAATGCGATTCATACAACAAAAACAACGATGAATACACAAATAAAAGGACAAGATGGCTACAAAAAAGGTAATATATTTGATAAAATGTCTGAAGCAGAACAAATGTATGAACAATACAAATGGATTATAAAGTGAGAAAGTAAATGGCACCAAGTGATAAAAACCCCAAAAACAAAGATTCAAATCTTTTTAAAGCATTAACAAGATTATTCTCCGGCCCGATCATAAACTACCGCTCTCAGTCCGGACGCCGGATTAGAAGACAACATTTAGACAAGTTCTCTTCACGATTCAAATCTGTTTCCGGCCAACAGTTTAAAAAGTCACTATACAACCCTCTTGACACAATGGCCACCAGCGCGATTCAAAGTCAGAGACGAGGAGAGCGTTATGTTGACTTTGACCAGATGGAATACATGCCTGAGATAGCTTCGACAATGGACATATATGCAGATGAGATGACAACGTATTCTGATCTTCGACCGATGTTAAACATTAAATGCCCGAACGAGGAGATTAGAGCGGTCCTGGCAGTACTATATGAAAACATATTGAACGTTCAGTATAACCTTTTTGGTTGGGCGCGCACAATGTGTAAGTACGGCGACTTCTTCTTGTATCTGGATATCGATGAAAAGTATGGAATACAGTCGGTTATTGCATTGCCAACAGCTGAACTTGAAAGATTGGAAGGCCAGGATTCAACCAATCCAAACTATGTTCAATATCAGTGGAATTCAGCAGGAATGACATTTGAGAATTGGCAGATCGCACATTTCCGTATTCTCGGTAATGATAAGTATGCTCCTTACGGCACTTCTACTCTTGAGCCTGCCCGACGCATTTGGCGTCAGTTAACTTTGATGGAAGATGCGATGATGGCCTACCGTGTTGTACGCTCATCTGAAAGAAGAATGTTTAAGATTGATGTAGGTTCTATCCCCCCACATGAGGTAGAACAATATATGCAAAAGGTTGTTTCACAGCTTAAGCGACACTCCATTGTGGACGCGGATAGCGGCAGAATAGATCTAAGATATAATCCAATGAGCATCGAAGAAGACTATTTCATTCCTGTCCGCGCTGGATCAGCAACAGACATTCAAACGCTTGCCGGCGCGTCGAATATCACACAGATTGATGATGTTAAATATCTTCGAGACAAACTATTCTCCGCACTAAAGGTACCCCAGGCCTATCTTTCCATGGGAGAAGAAGCATCAGAAGACAAAACCACTCTCGCTCAAAAAGACATTCGTTTTGCGAGAACCATTCAAAGATTACAAAGAGTTATTATTTCAGAGCTTGAAAAGATTGGCATTATTCATCTTTATACATTAGGCTTCCGAGGCGATGACCTGTTGGCTTTTGACTTATCTCTTAATAACCCTTCCAAGATTGCAGAACTTCAAGAGTTGGAGCACTGGAAGCAAAAGTTTGACATTGGTGCAGCCGCCACAGAAGGGTACTTCTCTCGTAGGTGGGTATCAGAAAACGTCTTTGGTATGTCACATGAAGAAATAATGCGAAACCAACGAGAGACATACTTTGATCGCAAGCATGATGCAGCATTGCAGGCGGTTGCCGAAGCTGCAGCCGCCGGTGAAACTGCCGGCACTTTGGGTGGCGGTGAAATGGGCGGTGAAATGGGTGGTGAAATGGACATGGGCGGTGAAATGGACATGGGCGGAGAAGAGATGCCAGCCGGAGAAGCCGGCCCAGAAGAAGGTGGGGGCGACGAGTCACCCCTGCTGGCTGTTCCCCCGGGTTCTCGAAACGCGCCGCGCCTCACCCCTAAAGCAAAAGGAAAGGTATATAAGCCCGTTGAAAGAGACGGACGTGAAAGGGCAGGTTTTCGCAAGAACCAGTTAGCGCAGGGCAACCTGGAGAAAAGAGGCCGCGCCAAACGAGCTAAGTTCCCGGGTTCTGAAATCAATACCATTCCTAGTATTGCGAAAGGGATTTATGAAGAAGAGCAGTCTATTTATACATTGAGAGAAAAGTCTGAAGAAGATAAATTATTTGAGATTAACGATTCTATCCGAAATCTTTTATTAGGTTTGGAAAACAAGAAACGATTAACGGAGCATAAGGATGAAAATTAAACACAACAAAAAACGCAATACCGCTTTTGTATATGAAGCCCTCATTAGGGAAGCCACAGTAGCCACCCTCAAGGGGGATAAAGAGGTAAGAGACAAAGCGCTTCATCTTGTGAAGAAACACTTTACACCAAATAGCGCATTAAAAAAGGATTTAGTTTGCTACCGGTCGCTTTGTGGAAAACAAAATCTTGAGAAAATAACCTCTGAAAAGATAATGAGGGAAGCCAAAATCGCCCAACGTTTAATCGATCCATCCGGACTGTTTAAAGCTCAAACAGAACTAATAGATGATGTCAATAAAGAACTATCACCATCAGTCTTTGGAAACTACGTCCCAAATTATAAGACCTTGGCGACCATATCTCAAATCTTTCATGGTAGACTATCCCCCAAGAAGACTGTTATGCTAGAGAATCAGATTATTGATGGTATGACCCAGGTCACGGATCAAAAAATAGATGAACCTAAAGTTGATAACGTAGTCCTTAAGACATTCGTTAACAAGTTTAACGATAAGTATACCGAGAATCTTTTAGAAGAGCAGAGGAGCTTGCTGTCACATTACATTTCTTCCTTCACAGACAACTCAGTGGAGTTGAAGATGTTTCTAAACGAAGAGATAACAAGATTAAAGAAAGATATGGTTAATGCTAAAAAAGTTTCCGAGGTCAAAGAAGACGACGAAATGCTTACAAAGACAAATAAAATTATTGAAAAGCTAGATAACTTTGCCAACCAAGATATCAATGAAGATGTACTACTTACAGTTATGAGAACCCAAAAGTTAGTTAAGGAAATTTATAGCGATGGCGATAATAATTAAAGTTGGCGAATTCGCCAATGAAAAAAAGGTCAAATTAGAACTAAACATAAGAAAAAGCCTCAGCGGTGATCTTATGATTTTTGACCATGGAGATATTGATATCGTCCTGTCTCCGTCAAAAAATAAAGTTGTTGCATTTCCAAAAGAAACAATGAACGATTTAGTATACGGCGCTCAAAATAGATTAATGAGCTTTTTAAGAAAAAGAGGCGTCTTGATTGCCGAGTCGATTCAGGCCGGCGCATTCTATGGTTCCGTAGAGGGCACCCTTGAGGCGCCAGTAAATGAAGACCTTAGTGCATCAAAATTGGCGCTAGTTAATATTTCAAGCTTCATCGACGAAGAGCGTCCCTACTTTGAGAATGTCGAAGCGATTGTTTCAATGGCAGATGACGAACTTGTCCACCCGGATAAGGAACATTCAACAGAGTTGGGCGAAGTGCCACACTCCACAGACCAGGGTTCCATTAGAAAGGGATACGTTAGAGATCCTTACGCACTAAACTACTTGTACACACTATAGAGGCATCAGTGGAATTAATATATTTTGTTTTAATAGCCTATGGGCTTACCCAAATCTTAGTATATGGTAAGATATTTGATCGTTGGCGCCCAAAGAGCGGCCCCATTCGAAAGCTGCTCGAATGTCCAATGTGCATGGGATTCCATGTTGGGTGGTTTTTAATGCTACTTTCTCCATTTACAGAACTATTTAGTTTTGATGTAACCGTTGCAAATTTCTTTCTTTTGGGATGGCTGTCTTCGGGAACATCTTACATTATGAATATGATATTTGGAGACGAAGGAATCAAACATGAACATAAACATTTGGACACAAAAATGGATGTTACAACCAGTAAGACACTGTTGTAAAGGGTCTTAGCTATGGGCAAAGTACTCTTACGAGAATATTACGAGCTTTGTGAAGGCGGCGTTTGTCAAGATCTTTTAACAGAAGACGAAAAGAG